ATGCTGCCGAGAAGGCCGTTCATGCCCGGCACCACATTGGCAGGCCGCGTTCCATCCGCCCTCGCTCTGCGGCGTCCTGCCGCGCTACTCGGCAAGATGTGCCTAGCGCCTTGACCTTGAGTTAACCGGAAGCTTGGAATTGCGTGACATATCGCGAAAATCGCACCCGCGGACGACACGCAAGAACACGGTTTGCGCGGGGGCTCCGGGTACGAAAAACGTATAAGTCACATTGACGGATGCGTCAGGGCTTGAGCCTGGCGCGCAAGCAAGAGCGGCGATCAGCAGGTGCCCAGGAATCCCTGAGCCTCTTCGACCCTCAACCCACCCAGGACTGGCCGCGCAGGCCAGAACTCACCCAAGCTGGGTGTTGGACGACCTCGAATGGCCTATGCAGACCCACGCCCCTGGTGTCAGAGTACTTTCGTCTGTGTCCCGGAACGGATTCATATGTTCGGCTGGCTGAACCGCCCTAAGGCCCTCTCTTCCGAAGCGATTGCGTCGATTGTGGAGGACGTGCACCTCATTGAACACGCTCTGATGGTACAGCAACCGCTTGGTCGAATCAGTGTAGCAGACCGACTAATGAGGGACATCGCGTCTTCTCTAGCGCACCCTGACTCTGCATCCTCGCGTAGGTTTATTCCGTTCCACCAGAGACTGCTCGAAGAGACCACGAAGCGCAGGCAGTCTTTCGTCTTCGCCAGCTTGCAGCATGAGACGGAGGGCAAAGGCAGCTCATTCGGGCAGCCTGACTGGGCTTCCGCCACCCTATTCGAGACTTGGCTGATGTCACGTCTCCAAGTTCTTGGCAGTATGTCCGACGAGGTGGGGCGTCATATTTTTAACTGGGCACAGCAAACTCTTGGCCCCGACGAATGCCAGCAGATTGCCCGTAAGGCGGGATTAAAATAGCTACTCAAATTCGCCACTGAGCCGGGTGTTAGTCGAGCAGGCCGCGCCGGATTTCGTCGGCTCCGGGGCCCGCGCCAACAGCCAGGCCAGCGCGTGCGGCGACGTTGGGCGACAGCCCACGCCGGGCCGCCAGGAGACGCTGCTGCGCCTCCTGCAGGAGGCGCAGGGCCTGGCGCTGCTCCGCCGGGTCGGTTGCCCCCAGCATCGCCGCCAAGCGATCCGTAGCAGCCTCCCGGCCGCGCCGCGCGAGGTAGCGCCCGCCCGCTCCTGCGGCAAGCGCACCCATGCCGGCCGCGCTGGTATCGCCGCCCGCCAGGTAGCCAGCCGCGCCGCCTATCGAGGCGCCCGCCCCTGCAGCCGCCAGGTCGCCCATGGCAGCCTGGCGCGCAGCCGTGCGGCTGTTGCGCAGCAGCTGGCCCTCCGCCTGGTGGCCGGCGTTCTCGGCCTGCAGGTAGCCCGCCAAGGTCCGGTAGCGCGTGGCGGCATCCTCCGGTGACAGACCCGCGGCCTCGGCCAACACCTGCAGCGCCTGGCGCTGCCTGGCGCTGCCGGCGATGGCGTTGATCGGATTCGCGCTGCCCGTGGTCCGCACGCGGCCCAGGCTGTCGCGCAGCGCCGACATGCCGCCCTCGACGAAGCGCCACCGCTCCGGCTCCGACATGCCGCCCACCGTCTCGCGCAGGCGCTCCGGCGCCTCGCGGAACAGCCGCTGGCCCATCTGCAGGGCCTCCAGCTGCTGCGTCGGCTCCGCCCACAGCCGGCGGGCCTCGGCGTAGAGGCTGCGTCCCTGGTCGTCGACCGTCAGCCGGTCCAGCCGGCCGCGGAGCTGGTCGCGCAGGTTCACCGCGGCGGCAGCCAGGCCGTTCAGATGGCCATGGTCGTCGGTGTTCTTGGTGACGTATTCGGAGAGCCCGACGAGCACCCGATGGATGTCCCGCAGGCTGGGGGCCTGATCGAAGTCGACCCCGCCATCCTCGCGCTCCCGGATGTTGAAAGACAGATCCTGCCCCTCGCGCATGCGGGCGATCTCCCGCGCGTCGCGGTAGGCCGCGGGCGGCACACGCTGCAGGAGGAGGAGCGTTTCCGCATCGGGCGGGGTGCCATTGTCGAGGGCGGCGGCAAAGGCCGGCGCAGCCTCCTGCCGGCGCCGCTCGAACAGGCGCTGCTGCTGCCGATAGGCGGCATCCACATCCCCGAAGGTCGCGACCAGCGCCTGGTCGACCCTGTTCATGCGGCCCTCGCCGCGCTCCGTCATCTGGCGCGTCACGCGCGTCATGGCCTCGCCCGGCTGCTGCGCCAGTGCCTCCAGCTGCGTCAGGGCGTTCGGGCCCGACACCTCGGCCAGCGTCTCCGGCGTGTCGGGCATGCCTGCAGTGGCCTGGTCCCGGCGGCGGATGATGCTGTCGGTGAGTGCCGCGCCCATGTCGCCATCCGGCCGGTCGCGCTCGATGGCACGCGCTGCCATCTCCGCAGCCTGGCGCCCCGGCTGCATCCCTGCCTCGCGCTGCAGCCACTCCCGCGCGCCCCTGCCGGCGGCCCTGGCGCCTTCCAGCGCAGCACCGCCTGCGCCACCCGCGACGCCACCCACGGCACCGCCCACGCCTGCGCCCATGGCGCGCTGGGTGATGCCGCCCTCGCCTTCCCCGAAACCCTGCAGCGCCCCGCCAGCGGCGCCCGCCGCCGCGCCCGCGCGCAGGGCCCGCATCGCTGCGCCGCCCACCTGGGCGCCACGCGCAGCAGCCTGGCCGGCGACACCCAGGCCGGGGATCAGCAGGGTCGGCAGGGAGCCCGCCACCTCCGCCCCCATAGCCAGCGCAGGATGGCGTTCACGGTAGTCGGCCAGGGCGGCGCGCTCCTGCCCCAGGGCCTCGTCGTAGTTGCTCCCGAAGAGGGAGCGCACACCCGCGGTCAGCTCATCACCGAAGCCGAAGGTGAGCCCCTGCAGGGCGGGCCCGGCCGCGCCGCGCACCGTCGCGCCGCCAGCCTGCTGCCGCCGTGTTGCGCGCTCCGCCAGGCTGTCGATCAGCGCGTCGATGGCGTCGGGCATGTCACTCTCCGATCAGCGCAGGGTCGATGCCGGCCATGCGCGCAACCTCGCGCGCCCGCTCCAGCGTCATGGTGCGGGCCCGCACGCGCTCCTGCAGGCGGGCGGGCAGCGCGGCGCGCTGCTCCGGCGTCAGGCGCACATCCGGCAGGGGCTGCGCGTCCCCGGCGCCACCGCCACCTGCGGGCGGCGCAGCCGGCTCGGCCGCGGGTGAGAAGCGGCTCTGAGGCTCCGCCGGCAGGGCGGGGGCCACCTCGTCGGGATCGAGCCTGTACCGCTGCGCCAGGCCGCGATACCGCTCCACCGTCTCGCGGTAAGGCTGCTCGAACGTGGCGAAGCGGCTCTCGGCCTGCTGCAGGATGTTCTGCCGCACGTCGGGCGTCAGGGCCTGGCCACCGTTCAGGCGACCGACCCACCCCTGCACCGTGTCCCAGATCCCGCCCGTCCGCATCAGCGTCATCTGCTCGCCCTCGCGCACCACGCTGTTCGGGTCGAGCAGCTTGGCGAAGGCAAAGACGATGTCGATGTCGGCTGCGCGGTTCCCGACAGGCGCGGCCTGGCGGATCGCCTGAACCTGCGGCGCCACCTGGCGGAACGTCTCGACCGCCGGGTTGCGGCTGAACTCGGTGCGCAGATCCGACGTGCGTGAGAAGCGGCGCTCATCGGCCTGCAGGGCATCCTCGCGCGGATCGCGGCCGGGCCGCAGCATGGAGATGCCGCCGCGCGAGAGGGCGACACGGTCGTCGGGCCGCAAGCCGGCGGCAGCCAGCTCCTCCGGCGTCATCAGGCGGGGCGGCTGGCGCGGCTCCTGCGTCGAGAGCGAGAACAGCGCAGCGGCGCCCTGCTCCGGCGGCAGCGTGGCGAGCAGCGCACGCTGCTGCGGCGTCAGGTTGCTGAAGGGGTTTGCGCTGCCCTGCGGCGAGGCGGAGGGCGCCGCGGAGGCACCGGATGCGGAGGCCGACGAGCCGCCACCGCCAAGAGCTGCCCACTGCCCAACGCTTGCACCATTCGGATCGCGCCTGTTCTGCTGCCCGGTAACCCACGCCTGTGCGCCGTCGACGCCGCCCATCCAGGCAGCCTGCAGCAGCGCCTCCGGCGTCACCTGCACGCCGCCCACGGTCTGGCCGACGTAGCGGTCAAGCCCCCTGCCCTGGATGCGACCCCAGTTCAGCTCCATGGCCAGCCGTGCAGCGCGCTCCTGCGCCTGGGGGTTCTGCAGGAACTGCTGATGCGTCATCGGCTGGAAGCCGGGGATGCGCCAACTGCCGCGCCACTGGTTCGCCGCGCGCCCATCGGGCCCCACCACCGGCTCGCCCTCGGCGGGCTGGTAAAGCCCTGCGTCGTGCGCGAGCGCGCTGCCCATCTGGTACACGCCGGAGAAGCCCAGCGGGTTCATGGCGGCAGGGTTGCCGCCGCTCTCCGGCCCGCGGAGGTTCTGCAGGGCGCGCACCAGGGGCGCCTGGTCGCCCGGCACCGGCCCGCCGCCAGGCGCGGCCACACCGGGGCCTCCGCCACCCATGGGCGCCATGTCGCCCAGGAGGAGCCGCTGCCAGGCCGCACGGGAAGCTGCGTTGCCACGCAGGTTCGCAACCTGCGCCCGCGTCAGCTCGCGCCGCAGGGTGTCCTGGGCGCCGCTCCGCAGGGAGTCCTGATAGGTCATCGGCGCCGATGCAGCGCCGGCCAGAAACTGCGCACGCTGGCCAGGGTGAAGCCCGCCCTGCGATGCGCCCAGCAGGTTCGCACCCAGGCTGCTGATCATCGCGATGCGCGCCTGGCGCAGCGCCTCGGGGTCATACTGCGCCCCCTCCGGCGTGCTGGTCGGGCTCCAGAAATCAGACCAGGCACCCCAGGCGCCGTCGAGCAGGCCTTCAGCCATCGAGCAGTCCCCCAAGCCGCGGCAGGTTCAACGGCGTCATGGCGCGCTGCCTGCGCAGCTGCTCCATCTGCATGCGCTGCATCGCCATCGCGTTCGGGTCCATCGGCCGCATCTGCGTGGGTGCGGCCGGCGCGTGCTGACGCTGCTGCTGCGGCTGCTGCATCGACCGCGAGAGCCCCTGCAGACCACGCGCCAGGCGCGGGTCGGTCAGGTAGTCCTCCCAGCCCTTTTCGGTCCCCGGCACGGGCGGTGCGGCGGTAGGGGCAGGCATGACGGGCGGCAGCGGCTCCTGCACCACCTGGGCAGGCGGCGGCACGGGCGTGCCCTGCGGCAGGCCGATGCCGGCGGGAGGGACAGCACCACCGCCCTGTGCGAGCAGCATCTGCAGGATCGCCGGGTCGATGACCATGCTGGTTCTCCCTTACCCGAACGCGCCAAGCAGGCCGCCGCCGATCAAGCCGATGCCGGCGCCGACAGGGCCGAACATGGAGCCCATCGCCGCGCCGCTCGCAGCGCCACCCAGCGCACCCATCGCGGGGCTGCGGCTGGTGCCGCCACCCTGCGAGATTGTAGTGGCGCTATACGGCGTGCCGGCGATCATCGCCTGCAGCCACTCCACCTGGCCGCGGTCCCAGCCCTGCTGCTCAAGCCAGTTCTGATAGTTCACATCGAGCCCGGCCTGGTTCTGCTGCTGGTTCTGTGCGCCGACCGTGTCGAGCAGCGAGATGTCACGGATGCCGGCGGCCTGGGCGTCGTTGGTGAGCTGCCCGGAGAGCCCCAGCGCCGCCAGGTTCACCTGCTGCCCGGCGAGGCCCGCCTGCTGGTTCGCGGTGTCCGCGGTGAGCTGGCGGTTGATGTCGCCCGTCGCGGTCTGCAGGGCAGTGTTGAACGCATTGCTGCGCAGGCCGGCGGAGAGACGCCCTGCCGCTTCCGCGGCCTCGGCGTCTGTCACAGCCTCACGGACGCCATGGCGGGAGCCGCCGAACGCGCCCGCGCTGATCGCCGCGTCGCCGTTTGCCAGCTGCGCCTGGCGCCGCTGGCTGTCGAGCGCGGACAGCGCACCCTGCTCCACCTGCTGCAGATACGGGTCCATGTACGCGCTGAGATCCGTGCCGGCCACCGTGCCCGCTGTGATCTGGTCGGGCGTGAAGCCCGCCATCCCTGCAGCAGTGCCAGCCAGGCCTGTGAGGGCCCCGCCGGTCTGGCCCTGCATGTCGCGCACAGCCTGCTGCGCTGCCAGCTGGTCGGGCGTCATGTCCGCAATGCGGTCGCCGGTATAGGCTTCGTAAGGCTCATCACCCATTCCGATAGCGCGGGCAGTGTTGTCGCGCGCCGCCTGCTCCAGCCAAGCCGGCAGGATCACACGGGTCGACGTATCACCCCCGCCGCCGCCACCACCGCTCATGCTTCACCTCCGAGATCCTTATGCACGACAACACCGGTCTTTCGCCATCCATCGTTGTGCAGCCAGCGAATCCAGCCAGCGCGCCCTTCCATGCGGATGCGTGCGCAACCCTGCTCTTTCGCGAAATCCACGAGCATCTGCTGAAGCGTGCTGGCATCGCGGAGATCGCCCGCGGCCAGGAACACCAGCAGCATCCGCAGGCGCGGGAAGGCTTGCACCTCCGTCACCACAACACTCTCGCCGGAGGGGGAAAAGAAGGCCTGCATCCTGCCGACGCGCACCGCGGCGATGACATCCTCGAACGCGTGGGTGCCGCCGCCGATCTCCAGCGCAGCCTCCATCTTTGCGCGGAGCGGCGCGAAGGCCCGTTCGAGGAGATCGCCCAGCTGGTACGTCACACCCCTCCCCCGCTCACCTGGCTCACCTGCAGCGTGCCCGTGTCGTCGACGGTCACCTGAAACGTCTTGCCGCCGGGCGAGCGCAGCAGCATGCGCGGGGCCGCCTCGTCGGAGGACAATGCGCTGTTGAACGCACGCCGCAGCACCTGCATCAGATGCCGCAGCAGCTGGCCATCGTAGCGTTCGCCGGGATCGGGGAGCTGGACGCGCATCTATCTCTTCCCCCTCGCCTTCACGTCGAACCGCATCTGGCCGATGGTCCAGCGCGTGTCCTTCGCCGCCTCGATGCGCAGCCGGATGTCGCGTCCTGCAAAGCGGGTGTCGGTGTAGCCGCTGACGTTCGGCCGATAGACCGGCGTCTCCGTCTCGGCGCCTTCGCGGGTAAACCTGCAGAAGGCCCGGAAGCGCGTGGCGTCATATCCGCTGCCGCTGTCCATCTGCGCGGCGGTGATATTCAAGATGCCGTCGCCGGAGGGAGGCAGCGACAGCGCGCCCGTCTCGGCCCACACGCTGCCCACACGCGTCGCTCCGGCCGCCGTCAGCCCATCCTCATGCTGGTACAGATGACGGTCGGCCCCACCCATCTGCGGGTAGGGGAACACGCCGGCCTCCAGCATGGCGGTGCGCTCCAGCGCGCCGATGGTCCACCAGCCTTCCTCATACGAGAAGGCGACATAGCGGTTTGGCGTACCGTTGTGTGCCTTGTCGGGATAGAAGAACCACACTTCGGGGAACAGGCCATTGGCCGCGCCGAAAGCCTGCCCGGCCGAATAGACGGGATCGAGGCCCTGGAACACGAAGTCTGCCACGTCGCACGGCAGGGTGCGGACGCTACCGCCGTCGAACCGCCAGAAGCCCTCGCGCCCCATCCACACAGCGGTGCCAGCGAAGGTCGCGAAGCCATAGGGTGACAGCAGCGCACAGGACTCGCCCACGCGCTCGAACCCATAGAAGAACGGCGCGCCGACATAGCGGCACAGCCACAGCTCGCTGTCGGTCCAGATCAGGATGCCGCCGCGAACCTTCGTCGAGTTGACGATGGCACCGGGCGTGTTGAGATCAAAGAAGCCGGCGGAGTTATCTGGGTCCGCGAAATTCCAGTCGTTGTAGTCCTCGCGCGAGCACCAAGCGATGCGGCGCGGGTTGCCCTCTGCGCCGAACAGCATGACATGCCGTTCCTCCGTCACCAGCACGCCGCGGTTACCGATGGGTGCGTTTGCGATCACCTCGGCTTCAGCAGGGAACGCTCCGCCCTCACCGGGAGCTAGGTGCAGCAGGCGCCCATCGCTGCTGGCGACGGCCATGAGATCCTGGCCAAAGCTGTCGAAGGTCCAGATAGGCTGGCGCGCATACGGGTTGACGCCCACCTCATCGGCAGGGCGGGGCGCGTCATAGTCCCAAATGTTGTAGCGGCCCGTACCATAGCCGCCTTCGCCGGTCACACCTGGCAACGGCACGAAGTCAGCGGGTGTGTGGTCTGTTACCTCGCCGCTGCTGCTGATCAGCAGGGTGGTGTCGGTTCCGATGGCAACCAGGCGGCGGTCGTCGAGCAGGCGCCAGCAGTGCATGCGCCGTGCGGCGGCGGTCATCGGCGTCGAGGTGGCACGCTGCCACCCACCGACAGGCTGCAGGGCGCCGCTGCGCCACCTGACGAGATTCGCGTCCCAGTAGCGGCCCGGCACCGATCCATCGGTGCCGGAGCGGACCACGCCAGGAGGGAGACGCAGCGCCTGCAGTGCCATGTCAGCCCCTGTTCACCGTCGCCACGGCTTCCTGCCAGTTCGCCGCCCACGCATCAGGGTGCGGCTTACCGGGACGCCAGTTGCGCAGGTAGAAGGCCCAAGCCTCGTCAATCTGCCGCAGCTGCGGCAGGGGGCGGGGATCGGTCCAGAGCAGCAGCCTGGCGAAAGCGCAGGCCAGGATGTCGTTCTGCTCCAGCGCCTCCCACACGGCCTGCGGCGTCGCCTGGACGCACAGCGCGTCGCAAATGATGCCAGCCGGGCGCTCGGTCGAGGCGTGCTTCAGCACGCCCGCCACGCCCCCGCCCCGCTCAAACTGCCAGAAGCCGCGGGCAGGCCCCCTCCCACCCCCGTTCACCACCTGGCAGCGGTGCAGCAGCTTGCTCTCCTGCAGGGCGATGCCGACCAGCATGGCGCGGGCCTGATCGGTGGAGCGCACACCCATGCTGTCGAGCCAGGCGAGGGTGGGGTCGATGAAGAGGCGCAGCGCCAGATCCGGTTCCATGGGTTCCTCCGTCAGCGTGAGTCGAGAGGGCGGGGGCTAGGTCCGCCGGCCGCCGTCTCGGCCAGGCGCTCCAGCCGCTCCAGCGTGCGGGTCTGCGCGGCCAGGCGCTCCTCCAGCCGCGCAAGCACGACGTTCACCTGGCGCGCAGCGTCGTTGGCGCTGGTCTGTGCCGTCTCCAGCACCAGCACCCGCCGCTCGACCTCGAACACGCGTCTATCGAGCGCGCTGGCCCACCAGACGGCGCCCGCCGTCTGCACGAACAGCGTGACGACCAGCGCGACGGGAACGCGTTTGTCTACCTGCCACCGGCTTTCCGACATCAGGCGATCCTCTTGATGAAAGCGAGGGCGTAGTAGGGCGGGATGTTCGGGACGACGACCAGATGACCATGGGAACCGTCAGCAGCGATGCCGTGCGCGTGCGCCTGGCCGCCTCCGCGGTGGTCAGTGATGATGCCGTGCTGGTGCGCGCCCTGGAGGTCGGTGAGCGGCTGTCCGATGGCGCCGTAGGGCAGCGCACCGCCACCGATGCTTCCTGCAGGCTGACCGATGACGTTGTTCAGCAGGCGGTGCTGGTGCGCGCCCTGGATGTCAGTGACGCCGCCATGCTGGTGCGACGGCATCTGCGCCTCGGTCAGAACGTGACCTGCGGTGGCACCCGTATGCGCGTGGTTGCCGTCGACGGAGGTGGACACGGTGTAGCTGAACTGGCCGTTGATGTCGCCCGTCCCGCGGCCATGGTGCGCGCCCAGGATGAAGCGGTCACGGAGATCCGGCGTGCCGTTCGTGCCGTCACAAAGCGCCCAGCCCGCCGGCACGGCGTTCACCGCGCCAGACCACATGACGACAATGCCAACCGGCAAGGCGCCGGCAATCGCCACCGCGATGCGCGTGTTGATGTTGGTGTCGAGCGCCAACAGGTGGCTGTCGAGGATGTCGAGATCCTCGTTCAGCTTCTGCCCCCACGTATCGCGCGACGCATCAAGCGCGGGCTTGGTGAGGTTCAGGAAGGGAGTGAAGGTGTCGGACATCGGCCCTTACTCCTCCCCGGGCCCGCAGGGGCTGGCAGCGGGCAGCCAAACCGCGCAGGTATCGCTGGGGTGGAGCGGTTCCCATGCGTTGTTGGGGCGCGACAGCTCCGGTGCCGACAGGGTCACGGTGACCGGCAGTGCCGCATCCATGGTGATCGCGGTGGCCAGGCTGCCCTGCAGCGCCATGCCCACCTGCAGGGTGCCCTGCAGCAGCATGTCAGGGGTGAGCGTCAGATCGCCCTGCAAGGTGAGCCCTGCGGCCAGGTTCGCCGCGAGCAACCGGTAGGTCGACAGATCCGCCGTCAAGGTCACCGTGGCCTGCACGGTTGCCTGGAACAGCACCGGGTCGGGCGGATCGCCACCCGGCTCCTGCGGAGGCACGCCAGCCAGGCCCAGGCCGTCTGCCGAGACCCATATCGGCAGGGCGGCAAGGTCATAGACGGCATTCCCCCGGCCGCGCCCGTCAGCGCCCGCCAGGCGCCCATAGCCGTAGCCGTAGAACAGCAGGCCGTTCGTCGGCAGAGCGCCGTCGAAGGTGACCAGCAGGTTGCTGCCGTCGATCAGCTCCGCGGCGGTGGCCACGCGCACCGTCGAGCCGTCGCGCACCGACCAGCCGACGCCGGCCTCCGCGGCGGCACCCAGGGTCTGCAGCCCAGCAGGGGCACCCTGGTGGTCGACCGTCAGCAGGAGGCGGTTCCACTCCACGGGATCAGCCAGCACCACCTGCGGGCCCCGCCAGCGGAAGTTCAGGCCCTGCAGGGAGACAGGGGCGCCAATGCGCGCCAAGTTGCGGTAGCCAGCCGCCACCACCCGCGCAATGCGGTCCGCCAGCTGCAGCACATCGGCGTCGTCGATGCGGGTGCCGCCGTAGTCCACGGTCGAGACATTGCCATCCGTGTTCTGGCGGGTGGCATTGATGTCGAGCCCCCGGGCGGCGATGGTGGCCCCGAAGGTCGGATCTTCCACCAGGCTCTCCATGCCCTGGCGAATCGCCTGGTGGCCCGCATCGGGCGCCCACACGGGCAGCGCATCGACGAAGAGATAGGGCAGCTCGGCGGGGGTCTTGCCCCACATCGCGCGCACCCGCGCCGCGTCGAAGCGCACCGCGGAAGCCCATTCGGCGGCGGAGACGCCGGCCTGTGCGTCCCCGTCGCTGTGCAGCCAGATCACCGCGGCCGGCTCCGCCTTGTCGGCGGGTGAGAGCAGGTTGATCCTGGCAGTCAGCGCATCCAGGGGCGCCAGCGGTGCCCAATCGTTACCGCTACGCTGGACCCAGCCGCCGACGAAGGCGGCGTTCTCTGCGACCGTCGCGGTCGCCTGATCCAGGCGTTCGTAGATGAACACCACCTGCGAACTGACACCGTCGAAACCCAGCAGCCGCTCGATCTCGCTGCGCAGGCGCGCCTGACCCTCGAACCCGCCACTGCTCTCCATGAGGTAGCGCGCATTGCTCTGGCCGCGCACCAGCAGGTGGAGCCGCACCGGATTGAAGTCGGGAACCTCCAGCGTGGCGCCCATGGAGAACGACATGTCGAGCGTCGCCGCAAGCGGAACGCCGGTTGCATCCTGCTCCGCGGTCAGGTCGCCCATCAGGTGCAGGGCCAGCGGCGACACGGTCGAGCGCAGCAGGATCGGCTGCGGCGTTACGTTCTCCAGCTGCTCACGCGTCACGCCCGTGATGCCGGGCAGCCAGACCGCATTGTCGTTCTCGTTATACCAATAGCGGTACTCGACACCCGCCACGCCATTGACGGTGAACGGGCGCACCCAGGGCACATAGCCGTCGATGGGGTGGTTCTCGATGCGGTCCACACCGACGACGAAGTCCTCGACGGTGATGTAGCCGGTCTGGTTGGGCGTGGTGGTGAACACGCGCCCAACCTGCGGCGGAGCCGCGTCGAGCGTCAGGTTTGCGGAGGCGTTCACACCAAGCTGCAGGGTGGCTACGAACGGGATCTCGGTCGGAACCGTCTCAGGGTTCTCGATCTTCTCTGCTGTGGCGCCGATGACACCAGGCAGCCAGACGACGTTGTTGTTCCACCAATAGCGATACTCGGTGCCCAGCACACCGCTGCGCGTCGTCTGCAGCACCCAGGGGCCGTAGTCGTCGATCTGGTTGATGACGATGCGGTCGGTGCCCAGCACAAAGTCGGGAATGATGACGAACCCGCCCGCCCCCTGGTTCGGCGTGAAGGTGAAGGTGCGGCCCTCACCCGGCAGCAGGGGCAGCTCGCCCTCGACCGAGACGGAGGCAGAAAGCGTCGCTTCCAGCAGGTGCTCGGTCGCCGGCACACCATCGCCGGGAACCCACAGCTCAACCTCGCTGAGATGCGCCGCATAGTTCAGCGTCGCGGGTGTGCCGCCGCCCCAGCCAGGCCCATACCAGCCGCCATTCATCGCGAAGCCGGAGAAGCCCATCATCATGGGCTCGCTCATGCGCGGGTTGTTCACCCACTTCGCGGGGCGCGGCAGCTGCTCGCCGTCGATCCACACCGTAAGCGTCGCGCGCCCCTGGTTGTCGATGGTGCGGCGGGCCTCAAAGATGTGCCACTGGCTAAGGTCAATGCCTTCCTTGTACGTCTCCGAAGCGTCGTGTCTGGCCGTACCCAGGTTGCCGCTGATCGGGCCATCGCCCAGCGGGTTGAAATGGATTGTCGACTGCATGCGGGTCTTGTTCCCGCTGCCGTCGCCCGGCGTCTCCAGAATGTCGAACTCGGTGGTCCAGCGGTTATCCGCCGGCCACATGAGGAAGTACCAGCCAACGCCCGGCGCGTGCAGGTGGCTGTACCGCGCACGAAAGCGGACATGGAAATCCATGTAGCCCGGATGGTAGCCATAGGCGTTGGGGTCGCTGTTCTGCATCCCCTGCTGCTGGCCAGAGACGCGATAGGCACCATTCACCCAGTCCTGGCTGCAGATGCACTCGCCGCCCTGGAGCCGGGTGTGATTGGTCCGGTCGTACCAGGCGCTCGCGCTCGGCTGCTGCCACACGCCATAGTCGGGGTGGCGCCAGATGCTGGTGTTCAGTGAGGTGCCGTCGAACTGATCGTTGACGACCTTCACCCACCCTGCAGGGGGGCCGGCACCCGCATCCTCGCCCCCACCCTCCTCGCCCTCGACGACGGTCACCGCGGAGGTGATCACCGAGAACAGGATGTCGTTGGCGTCCATGACCATCAGGTAGTCGCCAGTCTCCACGAAGGTCGGCGTGATCTCCACGCTGCCGGTCGTGGCGACGTCATGGCCACCGTCGCGCCATACGTGCTCACTGTCGACCACCACCCACTTGATGGTGGGGATGGCCTGGCTGAGAACCGTAGTCGTCCAAGGAGCGCCTGCACCGGGTGTCGGCTCGAACACAACGCCCGCGCCGGGCGGCACCAGCTCCAGATAACGCTCGGGGTTGGCGGGCTGAGTGAACTGCGTGTAGGTGGTGGCGCCCGTCACGCCGGGCAGCCACACCTCGCGGTCCCACCAGTAGGTGAACACAGTGCCTGCAACGTCGTCGCGCGTCTCCTCGACGATCCACGGCACGTAACCAGAGCTGTCGGTATAGACAAGGATCTGGTCCACATCGAGGGCGAAGCCCTCGATGGTCTGCGCGACCGGTGCGCTAGCACCCTGCGTGACGGTAAAGACGGCCACGGTCGACCTCCGTGCTCATCGAGTTGCGGGTTTGCGGGTGTCGCGGCTTACGCCGTGACAATCTGCAGGGCGCCCGCCTCGAACTTCGGCGCGGGGTCGTTGTTGTTGACCGTCTTGGCCTGCGCGAGCGGGCCGTATGCCCACATGTTCCCGCCCTCGGCGGCATCCATAATGCCGATGGCGACGATGGTGCCCCAGTCGGCGGTCGGCGCGCCGAACTGCACCTCGTTGTTGTTGCTGGTCGTGCCGCTGGTGCCATTGGAGGCATCGGTCGTGCCGCTGCCCTGCGTGCCGGCGAAGTTCGCCAGGCTGCGGGTGATGGCGACACGCGCATAGCCCTGGCCGGTCACCTCCGTGCCGCCGCCCGCGTCGGTCGGCGTGGTAGTGAACAGCGCCACATACCAGCTCGCCGGCAGGTTCAGCGGCTGATTGCGGAACATGTGGTCGGTCAGCTTGTTCTCAGCAAAGTTGGTCAGGGAGGACATGATCAGAAGCTCCTCTTGTTGCGCTTGAGTGTGCCGCCGCTGTGCAGGGCGACCTTGCTGGCAGCGTTCAGGGACGCGATGCGGGGCTCGTAGAGCTTCCGCCACGTATCGACGCGCTCGTCGTCGATCAGGAAGGGCGCTGCCTGCAGCAGCGCGCCGTAGAGGTAGAGGCTGGGTTCCTGCTCCAGCGCCCAGTTGGTCGCGTTCTCCTCGCCCAGCGGCGGCAGGCGGGAGAAGTAGGTCATGCGGATTTTCTCGGGCCTGCTCTCGGACGGCGCCGGCACGAACTCGACGGCGCTATCGACGAAGGCGAAGCCCACAGGATGCGGAGGGCGATGCATGGCGTACTGGGCGCGCATGCTGTGCAGCTGATCCAGAGACAGCACGTTCAGCGGCCTGCAGCCGACGACATGCACCTCCACGGCTTCCAGCCAGTCCTTCGGCAGCTTAACGGTGGCGCAGGTGGTGGTCGCCTCGACCCGCTTGTGCATGCGGCGATCCCGCAGGCGGGTGTTCAGGTCGGCCTCTGCCAGCGCGATGAACTCCGGGATCTGCGTGGCGAGATCCTGCCTGTTCATCAGCCAGGAGGTGATGCTGGCCACCAGGGCGGAGTAGTTCTCGAACGCCATCAGAGCCTCCCCTGCCAGGTCCGCAGGCGGCGGTTGTCGATGTCGTTCAGGAAGCGGCGCATGTATGCGCGGTCGTGGAACTTGCCGGTGCGCAGCAGCTCGTCGAGCACCGCGAGAGGGATGCGGGCGACATGCCGGAACTTGCGCTTGCTCTGGTCGACAGATGCGTCGCGCGCATTGGCATCGAGGATGCCGTCGACGTCCTGCGTGGTGACAAAGTGCGTCACCCCGTTCTCGTCGTTCGGGTTGAACTCGACGTGGCGGATGATGCCGCCAAACTGGTCGTATATCGCGCGACGCAAGGCCTTGTGCTCCTGATGTAAGGCGGCGGGCGCAATGCACCCGCCGCCAGTTGCGATTACGGCTCCTGGGCCAGGCTGGGCGCGATGTCGGCCAGCTTGAAGTGAGCCTTCTCGTTCTTCATCTCCAAGCCGTACTCGGAGATGATCATCTTGGTGTCGGCGTCACCGATCTTGCCGAGATCGTCGCGCTCGAACTTCCGGTAGTAGGCGACCGCCACAAAGCGGCGGTCGACGCCGAACACCGTGCGCGGGCGAACCCACCGCGACGGCATCGCGGTCAGCTCACCGAAGTCGGAGAGATACGTGTCGGCAGCCGCCACGATCTCATCCTTGTCGACCTTCACGCGGGACAGCGCGCGGCCGGTGAAGCCCGAAAACTTCCGCTTGGCATAGGGGCCAAGCAGCAGGGTGTTGGGCTCAGAGCCGTTCTCGTAGGCCTGCTGGATCATGTCCGCGAGCAGGATCTCCGTGAACTCGCGGAGGGTGCCATCGGTGATCGCAGCAGTCGCGCTCACGGGATTGGCGCCGCCCGCCCCGTAGCTGGCATTGGTGGTCAGCCAATGCTCCAGCGCGCGGGTCGCGCGCTCGACGGGCGAGGCGTCATCCTCGCCGTCGTTGCGTGCCTGCTCGCCGCACAGGATGGCCTCCATGTCGCGCTTCAGGGCCTTGCCCTTCAGAGCGATCTGGTGGGACATTTCCTTGCGCTTGCCCGCCGCGTTCGCCTTGTTCTGCGAGCCGGTGACGGTCGCATCGCGCATGCTGATCTGGCAGACGTTGTTCAGGCGCACGGTCGGCTGGCCGGCGGAGCGCGACAGCTCGAAGCCTTCCAGCTGCTTGTTCGACTTGTTGACCGCGGGCAGCGCCTCGGTCTGCCAGTCGAACGTCACGTTGGACACGCTGCGCGTGCCAGCGAGGGTGATAAAAGGCGTATCGGAGGGGTCGATGTTATAGATCACATCGGACAGATCCTCACGGTTCGCCTGGGCGCTGTAAGTGCTGAAGGCATTGGTTACCTTCGGCATGAGTTGGGTTCTCCTACAAGAGGCGTTCGATAACGGCCGCGGCGTCGCGGACGTCGTGGGTTTTGGCGAGACGCTGCTTCGCGCGAGTGAGATCGGACACGGCGCGGGGCACCACGGTGCGCGCGCCAGGCGCAGGAGCAGTCGTGCGCGACTGAGGGGGCTTCGGAGCCGGCGGCTTCTGCCTCATGGCCTTGTCGAACTGCATGGCCTTCCACAGAGTGAGGATCGCGCGATGGTCCGTGACGTCGGAGAGCTGTTCGTCAGTCCAGCCCTGCGCCCGGCCGTATTCGCGGATCTGCTGCCGCGCCTCCTTCCACTTCCCCTCGTCCTTCCAGGCGGGATTGGCCGCCCACAGCTTGTCGCGTTCCTCACGGAGGTGCTGCTGACGCTGTTCAGCAGTCTCCGTCTGGTGAATCGCGAGCAACCGCTGCTGCTCGGCCTTTGCTGCGGCGATGCGGTCCTGCCGCTCCCGCCACACATCCCTCTGGCGCACATACTCCAGCGGGTTCTCTTCATAGAGCTTCTGCCAGTCCGGTTCTTTGGGCTGCAGGGCTTCAAGCTGCCGCTGCAGAGCCACCAAGAGGGTGCCGTACTGGTTGCGCTCCGTCCGAACTGCAGTTGCCTCGGCCTCGAACGACTTGCGTTCATCGGCCAGGGCCTGCGTCTTGCGCGTGTAGTCAGCCTGGCGCTGGTAGCCGCGGATCACCTCCTCCAGCGGAAGCTGCTCGTCTTTGCCGTCGATCTTGACGGTGACCAGCTGCTTGGCGGGATCGGGCTGCTCCTCGGTTTCCTGCTCCTCGGGCTCGGCCTCCTCCTCGGACTCGGGCTCATCATCTTCCTCGGCAGCAGCTTCCTCCTCTTCGGGGGTGTCCTGCTCCTCGGTTTCAGGCTCGCCCTGCGTCTCGTCCTCGTCGTCGGCCTGCTGCGCCTCGGCCTCACCGGCCTCGGCAGGGGCGGGCTTCCGGCGCTGCTCGCGCGCATCGGGTTCCCCGCTCTCGCGGGCCAGCATGCGTTCGATGGCGGCGGCAGCCCCATCGACGCCGGTCCCCGTGCTGGGGGTGTCGGTCGTCTTGACGTTCATCTCAATTCCTCTTCGCAGTGCGTGCGGAGCGCGTGTTCCTCCGCACGATCTCGGGCGCCACAATGGCGACCGCGATTTCCTTCTTGACCGCCTCCAGGGCCTGCAGCATCTGCCAGGCCAGCTCGCGCTCGTCCTTCGCCAGAGGGCTGGTGTTCTTCCACCCATCGGTCAGCTTCTGCTCCACCAGCGAGAAGGCGCGCTGCATCGCAGGGTGCTGCATCAGCGCCCGTGCCTGCACGGCGTTGGTTTCGGCTTCCGCCAGCGCGGCCTCGGGACTCCGCTCCATCACTCCCGCTCCTCCTCCTCCAGCAGACCCGGGATCAGCGGCCCTGCGGGGACGGCCGACAGCAGCGGGATCTGCGCATCGCGGTACATCGGCCACAGCTGATCAGGCGCGATGCCCAGCGCCTGGCCGGTGACATCCAGCCGCTGGTTCAACAGGCCAGGGATCGTCTGGGGCGGGCTCCGCAGGCCGGTGCGGTCGCCGTAGAAGAACCACATCATCGCCTGCGCATCGGCGGGGGAGACGCCCAGCCTGTCGGCCACGCCGCTGGTGATGTCGTGGTAGACCGGATACTCGACGGGCACACGCTGACCGGCGTGCGTGATGGCGCCCGGCATGTCGCGCGTGATCTGGCGCAGCGCCCGGTCGGGCATCTTGCCGCCGCTGTCGCGATAGGCCTGGAAGGCCTCATCGTTCAGGAAGGCGGAGCGCGGCAGCTCGCCGGGGAACAGATCATTGAACCGCAGCAGGGTGGCGCGGACGTTGTGGACGTCCGCCGTCACGCCTGACAGGTCGCCTGCGATGTTCTCCCCGAACACGATGGGCTTGGGGTTGTCGCCCATGTTCGCGCGGCCGGTCAGCAGGCGTTCGGTTAGGGCCGGGTGCGTGCCGTAGATCATCCGGTAGCCGGGCCCGGCCTCGCGCTCCATCGTCGCGGCGTCGACCGGCAGGCCCTGGGCGATGCGCTGGCGCAGCAGGCTGGCGTTCAGCACGTTCTGGACGGTGTCGGTGCGCGGCGAGGTGCCGGCGATGGCCAGCCCCTGCTGGCGCAGCCACTGCACCGCCTCGTCGTGCGGCAGGCCATCGGCGCGCAGCCGGTCGTAGATCGGCCCCAGCCGATAGAACAGGCCGGCGTTGGCGCCGATGCGGTCGCGCGTCGTGGCGCCAGGCGCGGCCTGGCCGCGGGCGAGGCGGCCGGCGTTCGCCAGGTCGCCGGCAATGGCGTCGGCCAGCTCGTCCTGGCGCTCGATCAGTGCGCGGGCCCCTCCCCCGCCGGGATACTCGGCCTGGCGCCCGCGAGGCCCGGCCGACAGGTTCCCCAGCCGCAGCTCGTCGATACGCCCGCCGATCTCCTGGGGCACGTCGACCCGGTCGGCCATAGTCGGCTCGCGGAAGAAGCCGGCGGTGCTGCCGGGCTGCAGGCGCTCGGCAGGGGGCAGCGCGTTCTGGTCCTGGCGCAGCTGCCAGATGGTGCCAGCCAGGTCGTCGCCGGAGGCGATGGACGGCGTGGCGAGGGCTGCCGCGGCAGGTGCCTCCTCCGCGGCTTCCGTGGCGCGCCTGGCGGCCCTGCGGCTCGCGCCTGCGCCCAGGCTGCCGGCCGGGCCTCCCGCGGTCACGGGGAACACGTCCAGCGCCCGGGGCACGGCGAGGGACAGCTCCCCCGTCCCGGGATCGCTGGCCACCGGCAGCACCGCGCCCCGGCGCGGCAGGGTGGCGGGGTCGACGATGCGACCATCCGGCAGGGCCAGCAGGTAACCACTCTCGGTGGTGTCGGTCTGCAGCACCTCGGCGCCAGGCGGGAACTCGATCCCCGCCAGGGCGCCGATGTAGCCGGCCCGCACGTCCTCCAGCGTCGGCAGGAGATCCAGCAGGCCGCGCGCGGACAGCTTCCCCTGACGGGGCTCGATGGTGGTGCCGCCCATGCGCGTGAGCGGCGCCGCCCACGGGTCACGGGCGGCCAGCCGCCGGTCGAACTCCTCGTCGGAGAGCAGGCCGCTCATTAGGTCAGCCGTTCTTGCGCTTGTAGGCCGCGAAGGCAGCCACAAGGAACGACACGAAGGCCGAAATCGCGGCCTCCATCGGGTCGCCGCTGGACATCTCGACGCCGGCATTGGCGGCGGCGCCTGCGGCCAGCAGATAGCGCCCGAGAACGGGCACGATGTTGGACAGCATCAGTTGATCCCTCCACTGGGTTCGGGTTGCACCTGGCCCGCCTGGGCCTGTGCCTGCTCGGCTTCCGCCTGCTGCGCCTGCTGCGCCTGCAGCTGCATCTGCTGCGCGTTGCGGTCGCGTTCGATGGCGCCGCGGATGGTGGCAATGTCCACCTGCGTCGCGTACTTCGCCTGGATCTCCGCGGCGCGAAGCAGCACGTCGGCCTCGATGCGGTCACGCTCGCGGTCGTCGGCCTGGCGGGCCTTCCACGTTTCCAGCCGCAGCCTCTCCAGCTCGGTCTTTTCACGGAGCTGGGCCTTCTGCAGCTCGGCCTGTGCCAGGCTGGCGTTCGGATCTCCGCCACCGCGGGCAGCCTGCAGCTGCTGCTGCAAGGCCTTCACGTCCTCCTCGGTGATCTCCCCGAAGAAGCGGCTCACGTCCTTGAAGCCAGCGATGCGGACCATCTCGGCATAGGTCGCGCGCAGCTGGCGAAGCCCGCAGAACACGTTCGCCGGGCCAAGGGTGGTGACGAACTGCTCCTGCTTTGCTGAAATCGCGTTCAGGAACTGCATGCGCTGTTCGTCGGTGCCGCGGCCCAGGCCGACGTTCACCTGAACGTCCATGTCGGCGTTCCACCAGCGCGGGTCGATCTCGATCCACTTGCCGCGCAGCTTCACCATGCGCGGCTTGTTCTGGTGACGGATGATGTGCCGCAGCAGGCCCTTGAACAGCGCCTTGACGCCCACCTCGGCGGTCATGCGCGCGATTAGGCCGACGCGCTCCTGCGCCGCCTCCGCGGTCATGTTGACCGCCAGGCGGGTGGTCGACTGCAGGGTGTCGGGGTCGAGGCCCTGGCTGGCACGGCTAACGCCCGTGCGCTGCGCCTTCACCTCGTCGAGGTATGCGACCACTCCCAGCGCCTGCTGGCCGATAAACGGCTCGGCCAGCACCTGCACGGCACCCTGCATCTGCATGCGGATGATGGCGCCAACCTCGTTGTTCAGCACATCGTCGAGGTTGACAGCGTTCTCCACCACCGCGGTGCGCGGAAAAATGCTCTGTGCCAGGCTGTCGAGGGTCGCGCGGAAGATGCTGGTCTTGAGATCCTGCAGGTCACTGGTCTGGTCAGCGATGCTGGAGCCGATGACGGTGTGCGGGATGCGAACCGGCGAGAAGGCAGCGAACGGCGCCTCGGGCTCGACATCGTCCTCGACTATCTCGCACTCATGGCCGACCGTGCGGACGCGATGCAGCTCCGCGATTCCGTCGTCATCAGCGTCGTAGCGGATGAAGTGCTCGACGAACAGCACGCGCCACTGGCTCTTGTCGACGCCGATGTCGACCTCGGCCTCCTTCAGGCCGGGGTTGCGCTGCTCCTCCTCCTCCGTCATCTCGAACGTCGGGTCGGCCTTGGCGTACTGCTCCACCTGCTCACGGTCATAGCCGCGGGCGACCAGATCGGAGACTGTCGGCAGCGAGCGGTGCGCGACATAGGAGGAGGTGGCGATGCTGCGGGCATCGCGCGCAATCAGGAACTCCTCGGGCGGCAGGGCCGCGATACGCGTCACGCTGCGCGTGCGCGTGCGCTTGATGCGGACCCTGTAGAACGGCACCGACTGCGGCACCTGGGCCATCGCCAGCATGGCGTCGAGAGCGGGCGCTCCGCCGGGCGAGGGGGCAGCGGGCACAGGCACCTGGCCAGGAGGAGAACCGGCGGCCTGTGCGCCAGGCTGCGCGCCCGGCGGAGCTATGGGGGGCGCACCCGGCGCCGCGGCAGGGGGAGCTGGCGCGGGGCCGGGTGCAGCGGGCGACGACATGCCACCCACATCGGGCTCCTCCCCTTCCAGCTCCTGCTCCAGCACCTGCACCTCCGGGTCGGAGGTGAGGCGATGAAGCTGCAGGGGGTCGAGGCCGGAGTATTCGCTTTCGGTGACGTGGCGGGTTTCCTCCTCCCACCACTTGAAGATGCCAATCTTCTTCAGCATGGCGTCGTGCAGCGCGTCGTGGAACGTGACCGCCCACTCGTTGCCGTTGCTGTCGATCAGCTTCTTGACGTAGTCGGTCGCCTGCTCGGCAATCTCCTCATCTTCGGGGCCGGTCGGCTCGTAGTGGACCGCGCTCTCGGTGCCGGCGAAAACCCGCATCAGGCCCGGCATCATCTGGTGGATGATGTCGGCCACCTCACGCATGACGATGCTGCTGCGGCCGACGTTGTCCTCTGCCTCCTCGGGCTTGTCGCCGTCGTAGACCTCGCCGTTGTAGTAGTCCTGGGCCTTCTCGCGTTCGGGTGCCAGGAAGTCGTCGTTGAAGGCCACGGCGTCGTCAAGGGACGCACGGCAAGCGGCCTGGAGATCGAGATCAATGTCCCGATCCTGCACCTCGGCCTCCTCGTCACGATCCGCGGTGCCACTCATGGCTGCACACTCACGGTGGCCGCCTGCGTGAATATCTGGAACGCGATGTCGTCAGCGTCCATCACCAGCAGGAAATCGCCGGTTTCCACGAAGGTCGGCGTGATCTCGATAGACCCATCCGTGGGGACATCGGTGCCACTACCGCGCCAGGAGAAGCCGCTGGTAACCACCACCCATTTGATGGTGCTGATACCGGTGGTGGTGACCATGGTGGTCCACGGCGCGCCGGCACCGGGTGCCGGCTCGAACACCTCGCCAGGATCGGGCGGGTCGAGCACAATGGAACGCTCGACGGACCCCGACGCGCTATTGCGGCTCATGAGCAGGCCGGGGCGGATCAGCACTCAGTCGCACTCCATGATGGAGAGCGAGCCGGCCTCCGACACCTGAGTCACCGCGATGGTGGTGCCGCCGCGCACCGCGAAATACTCGGGCGAGCCTGCGGGCAGCAGCATGTGATTGGCGGTGGCGTCGTCGCCGTTGAAGGCGATGCGGCAGTTGACCGTGGCGCAGAGGCGCACAAAGCGCGTGCCGGTCAGCAGCGGGGCGCTGTCGGCACTCGCCGCACCAATGGTAACCGACTGCGCCTGCCCCGGCTCAAAAGCCTGCACCAGCTGGCCGTCGCTATCCCGTCCAAGCGCCATCTCGGCTCCCCCTGCCAGGCATCCCTGCCGACTTTCACCCACGACACAATACCTTGCGCCGTGCGGAAGCGGGAACCCCCTAAATGTTGTGTCCGTATGGCCTGGAAGCGGTCGAAACGGGCTGCTCTTGCGCGGATTTGGATGGATTGCTCTTAGGTTCTTATTCCTATACCGTGCCACCCATGAGCGTTACCGACATGACCCCAGAGCTGGTCGAATACACGGCTCGGGCGATCCTGCGGGGGCTTCGCCCTATGCAGTCCTGGGATGGCGTCAAAGAGCAAACGCGCATGCTCTGCAGGGAAGCCGCCAAGGAGGCCATTGTCGCGATGCAGTGGCACCGGTTCGAGAAGGATCAGCAGGCGAAGCGCCAGGCAGCGGTGGGTGCCGGCTCTACACCACGCGAAGCCCGCGCCGCAGGGGGCCCCTCTTCGCCTTCCGGCGCCGGCCAGCAAAGCGCAGCATCATGATGCCGTAGCGGATGGCTGAGACAAGGTCGTCGCGGTCCTTCACCACCTTGCCGTCCTTGCGGTGGAGATCCCGCAGCTCCTCCAGCACGTCGCCCAGGTGCGAGAACACCTTGAACCTGCCGCTCTCCATGCGGTCGAGCACTTCCGCGATGCTCGCCTCCAGCCCGAAGCCGCCATCGGGGAACGTCGCGTGCTCATGCAGCATGTTCAGGTTATGCCGGCGGTACAGCTCGGCGTAGGTCTGCGCGCTCTGGCGGTCATGGCTGGCAGCGTCGTGCGGCCAGGCGACAGGGACGCCGTCGCCCCACCCCTTCAGGATCGCCGCATGCTGCATGATCGTCTCACCGGCAGCCCGGTGGGAGTTGATGACATAGACGCAATCGGCGTCGGGGTCATAGGCGAGGAGCACGGCGCCAAAGGGGTGATCGAACCCCAGGTCGATGCCGATGATGAACAGCCAGTGCGCCGGGATCTGGAACGCGTCGATGGTGTAGACCGACTGGGGTAGCGCAAAAACGGCGCCGCTGCCCAGCTGCGGGATGCCGCGCGTGCGTGCCTCGCGCTCATGCGGCTTGTACGACGCGATGATCTTGGCCCGCATCTCGGGCGAGATGTGCTCCGCGTCGTCGATGGTCATGGTGACGAGGAATCGGTCAGAGGTGCTGGGGCGAGGATAGAAAAGCCGCACCACCTCTGACATGCCCTGCAGCGGGGTGAACGTCATCATTATCATGCCGCCCGTGGCGTTCGTGCGCGTCACGGCCTCGCTGTAGATGTCCTCCGGCGGCTCCTCGTCCATCCAGACCCAATCCAGGCTCTCCGCCTGGAACTTCTCCCGCTCCTGATTGTAGCTCTTGAAGCCCACCGTGCTGACACCGCCGCTGACGTGCTTGACGGTGACGGTATCCAGCGCATCGGCTATGCCGCGGGCGCTGGTCGTGTCGACGATGTCGGCCTTGGGGATCAGCCCGGTGCCCAGGGCCTTCGGGCGCCCCACAAGGATGCGCTGCACGCTGTCCCGGGTCACCTCGGAGGTGACGCCCGCGGCCCAGCCAGCGTTGGGCTTGCTGAAGCGCCTGCCCTTCCACCCCTCGGGATATTTGCCGGTCAGGTGGTAGGCAACCTCGGCGCCCGCGCAGTAGGTCTTGCCCAGCTGGTTGCCTGCCATCAGCAGGCGCTCGCGGAACGTCAGGCCGGCGGCGTGGAACACCTCCTGCTTGAAGTAGGGGCGATATAGCTCCAGCTGCTTCTCGCCCAGCAGCTTCTCCGCCTCGCGCCGCAGGGCCCTCATCGTCTCCGCGTTGGCAAGAGCGGGCGCCAGCGCGGCGATCTCGGGAGGGACAATGATCCTGCGGCTGCGGGTCACGGCTGCGGCTTCCGAAGCAGACCCTCACCACGACGGAGCATCTGCCGCCGCAGCTGGCCCGTGGAGCGCATGTTGCGCCTGGCGCGGAAGTTGGGCCGCCCGGCAGCGTCCACGCGCAGCTCCACATCGTGGACCAGCCCGCAGTCGCAGCAGGCCATGCGGTAGCCGGGCAGAGGGTGAATCCAGCCGGTCCAGCCGTTCTCACCCTCCACCTCCGGCGGGAAAGCGATGCGCCTCTTCCGGCTCACCGCTTGTGGCCCGTCTTCGGCTTGCCGCGCACCGCGGCGACGACGTTGCCGGAGACGCCGCGGGTGTCACCCCGCCGCGCCCGGTCCAGCTCCGCCTGCAGGCCGGCGTTCGTCCAGCCGGTGCCGCGCGTGGCAGGCATCTTGCCCTTGCGCTTCCCTGCCATCACACGCCCCCAGGCGGCACATAGACGCAGTAGACGTGGCCGGAGAACCGGCTGACGCAGGCGTGCTTGTGCTCGTCGCCGGAAACCCGGATGCGGCTGTCGCCGTGTGCGATGAAGTGGCTGACCGGCGCGACGCCGACCGGCACCATCGGGTGCATGCCAGGCGCGAGCGTCACGCTGTAGCCGCCCCGCACCTCGCGGACAGCGGCGTCAGGGACCATGGCGCAGTCCATGGAGGAGCAGCACTCCGGGTCATACGACCAGCCTGCCGGCGCCTGGTGCGCGGCGGCCGGCGCGGCGAGCAGCAGCGCCAGGGTCGCGATGTGGGCGATCCTCATGCCGCGCCCTCCGGTGCGGCGGGCGTGGGCTCCTCGATCACCGCGACGCCCAGGTCGTACAGCATGCCGGTGACGGTCTTGCGCTCTCCCTTCAGGAACCTCTGCATCGGTTCGGGCGGGATGGCGACCATGACGCCGGGGCCGACATTGGCGCCCGCGGGATAGACGGTGACGGTGGGGCGGTTGGCGACGCCGCGCTGCAGGATGTCGATTGCCTTGTCGATCATCGCCAGATCGCTGGCGAGGTTCGCGACGATCTGCAGGGAGGTAGGCGTCAGCGACGCCTTGGCCGGGGCGTTGGCAACGTCCCTGCAGTGCTGCAGTTCCTCCTCCATCTTCGCGATGGCACCCGGCAGGTGATGCAGCAGGTGGATGTCGGTGATGCCGGCCTGAGCGCCGATCTGCAGCAGGATGTCGCGGTAGCGGTCGCGCTGTTCGCGCATGTCATCCGCCGCGGTCCTGGGGAGCGGCAGGGTGTTCAAGGCTTCCTTGCGCTTCTCGGCAACCGCGGCGATGCGCTCGACAGCCTGCGTGAACGGGTGCGCGCTGGCAGGGGGCGTCTCGATGTAGTCCTGCAGCGTGTCGGACCAGGCGCGCATCGGCGGCGCCTGCTGCATCTGCGCCTCCCCCGCAGGGGGGCCACGTTCGGCCTTGGCCCAGTCCACGCCGACCGCCATGGCGTTCAGCTTGCGCAGGTTCTCCGCCGCGTCGCGGATCTCGCCGGGCGCCGGGAAGCCGCGCACGACGGCAGCCCCTGCCTCGGGCAGCGGCTGCGCGCGCATCTGCCTCTGCAGCCAGTCCTCCGCCTCGGCGGGTGCAATGTCAGCCATAACTCGATCCTCCTGATGGCGAGGCGCGCGGTGCGCCTCGTCGGAGGGGGCCGACCAAAAAACTCGAGCTATGGTTCCGCGGGTCGAACGACCCGGGGGTGGGGGGTGAAAGCCGGGGCGCTGAGACAGTGGGGACCGTCCCCGCTCCACCCCGCCCCCCGGCCCCCGGGGGCGGGGGGTCCGCAGCGTGCGCTCCAGCCAGGCTGCCCAGGCGCCCGTGTCTTGCTTTGTGATCAAGTCGTCGCCCTTTGTTTCCAAGGGATTAGGCATCGGGCTGTACCCCGTTTCGGGTATTCACAGGGTTATCCACAGCCTGGCCCTCGATCATCGGGCGCTGCGGCACTGCATCGGGCGCTTCAGCAGGCCTCGACGGCAGCCCCATCGCATCGGTGAAGGCCAGCAGCTGGAGGAGCTGATCGGCGCTCAGACCCTGAAGCGGGCTCTCCAGCGTCATCGTGCGCTGGACGAACATCCCGATCTCCTTGCCCATCAGCTCCAGCGCACGCAGCAACGCGCCGCGGTCATTCGCTGCCTTGGCCCGCTCCGCCACCTGGCGCAGCTCGCCCAGCACGTACTCGCGCGTAGGCACCACGACATCAGCGATGCGCTCGACAATCTGCTGATCTACCAACGGCCTAAGCTCCTCGATCCGCGCGCGGATCTTGGGCTTGTCCATGTTCCGGGAGGCGTCGACGCTCGGCGTCTTGTACCCAACCTGGCGCGCAGCCTCGGTCTGGCTGACGCCCTGCGCCACCAAGACCGCGAACTGCTCCTGCCTCTGGTTGGGAAGCGCCGGCACCCACTAGCTCCAGTTAGCCACGTAGCCTCCGCGTAGCTAGCCAACTAGCTGCGCTCAACGCAAGTCCTTACGTTGCTAATGCAAGCTTCTGGGCATGCGAAGAACTCCGCGACATGACGCGCAATGCACCCCACCACGCCAAGAGAGCAGCCTCTGCGCGCCCATCATCCTTCACGCGCTCGAACAGGTGCGCGCTCGCAGGCAGCAGGCGCATCGCCAGCTTCCTCGACTGCGTCTTGCCATCCTTGCCGCCGTGCAGACCCATGCTCGCCTTCCAGGCGTTCGGTGCAGGGCGCAGCGGCTTCGGCACACCCAATGCCCCCAGCGCGCCCAGCACAGCGCCCAAGCCCTGTCCGAACGTGAACATCGACACGACGCCCTGCTCCGGCCGCGAGCCCACCTGCTCGACCACCACGGCGTCCAAGGCACCCGCGCGCTCGCGCAGCCAGGTGCCCAGCACATCGACATCGACGTGCTTCCCGTCCCGCGGCATGTCGAGCCAGCCGCACACCTGCGGAGGCTCGTCACTTGCACGCAGGATCACCAGCGCGCCCCTCTGGCCCGGATCGACACCCAGCACCCACAGGCTGGTCATCCCATCCTCCATCCCTCGGACCCACCTCGCCGCTTCCGCAGGGTCCGCGCCCGCGGAAGCGATTGTGCCACTGGCGTAATCTGCAGGGGTCGATGACACCGGCCAGGCCGTGACCGAGTTCCACCTAGTTCCCATACCCGCCTATACACACCCCCCACTCCCCTCCACTCCCCTCTCCACTCCCTTTCCACCCCCTCTTTTCCCCTCTTTTTCTCTCTATCCATCAGTAAAGGGAGAAAGGTGGAACATGGAATTAGTAGGGCATAAACCCTTGCGCTGTTTGAGTTTTTCGATGTGCCGGGTTTTTGCCAAAGCCGGCACTGAACTCGACACTCGGCACTGACTGTTGTCGCCTCAAAACAGAGCGGGCGCCACCTGTGACGGGTAGCGCCCGACCCAACCCGTCACGGTTTCGGCCGCTTCCTGATGGTCAACGCCAGACAGATGAGTCCTGGCTGAAGGTGGGCTGGCCGGGCACCTCGGCCCGCTCCGGTAGGACTATCCGTCTGACGCGCACTACGCTCTTACAATCCTCCACCGCCTTGTCTCGTGCAGTGCATCAAGTTGGCACCGGAGATTGTGTACATATCCATGAGCGTAACTTGATTGTCTCGATCCCAGATTGTCTCGCGCCATAGCCGTGGAGTGTGGGTGTGCCGGCTGGGAGAACCGTAAATCTCCTCAAGACGCCTTCGCAGCTGAGCAAGCTGTGAGTAATCTCGCAGTTCAAGAACTGCGCATTCTAGACGTCTACTCTGCGCTCCGAACAGGAAACGTACGGTAAAATGCATTCCCTCTGCCGAATGCGTCCCAGTAGCGAGCGCCAGCCGCCACGCATTCTGAGGCGGATTTTCCGTTGCAGGTCGTGCGCGTCCTCTAGATGCTGCGATAAGTTCTTCGACAGTCATGCCCCAGCGCGCATACTGCCAGTCGGCAGCGGCCGCTGGTGCTGATATTGCGGTCGCCAGCAACACTGCGGACAAGGCTGCAACTGGCCGGCTCATCCATTGCCATTTCGATCCACCGCGGCCCTTATGAGAGCCTGAGGTGCGACCACCATGATGTCTCATAGCAATGGTTCCGAGCAGGGTTTGCGTCGCTGCCTCATTTTCATTCCTAAACGGCAACTTGTAAACCGCCAACCGCGCTCCCTTGAGAAGACCGCGCCCTCTCACTTTCGTCCTTGCACTATGTGGTCAGCGCCAGACGGATGATTTCCGGCTAACGGTCGGCTGGCCTGGCACTTCGGCCCGCTCCGGTGACCTTTCGCGACCATAAAACTCCATATTCAATTCAGCTATTGGTTGCGGGCTCGGAGCCTAGTCGACCTTCTCGCGCTTGAAGGGGACCACCGTCTCGTCGCCATCGGCAGGCACCATGCCCGCCTGTTCGGCCCGGTAGTCCTGCGCCCACACGGCGCCGTCGCGGTCCATGTAGTCGCCGGGCAGCGCGCCGGGCCCCTCCATGCGAGCCCACAGGCGATGCAGCTTCCCGCAGGCCCTGATGCGCCTCTGGCGCCAGCCCTGGTCGCCCAGCGCACGCCCGACACGCGTCTCGGTCAGGGCGCGCCTCTCCGCATCGGGCAGCATCGGATCAGCGAAGTCTGACGCAGCCACCTGCAGCACGTCCCGCGTGGTCAGCAGCTTCCGCTCTCCCAGCGATCCCTCGGGCGCAGTGATGTCGCGCAGCCAGGCGGCGAACCCGCCCTGCGCCTCCTCGATCAGCTCCAGCTTCGCCTCGGTCATGGCGGGCCGCTCATACGGATTGAACGCCGCCAGGTCGCGGCGCAGCAGCCACATGGCCACCGCCTTGCAGCCCGCTCCGTCGCCCGCGGGCCCATCGTAGAAGGCGGCCAGTGCGTCGAAGTAGGCGGCCTCGGCCTTCGTGTCGGCAGGCGGCGTCCAGTCCGACCGGACCACGTACAGGCGCCTGTCGTCGGTCGAGAGCCCCAGCGCAGCGGGCGCATTGGTGAAGAAGATCGTCATCTGGCAGGCCGCGCTCTCGTAGGGGTCGCGGCCCTTGCGCTCGACGGTGACGGTCCCGCCCGCGGTGCTGGCCAGCACAGCCTTCAGGCGGTTGTAGAGTTCAAACTTCCCCTCGCCCGCCACCTCCTGGCCCAGGATCAGCTGCGCCTCGATCCAATCGGTGAACCGCCCCTGCAGGCGCTCCGTCGAAACCTCCTTGTAGTTCCAGGGGCCCAGCGCCACGGCCACCGGCCGGAGCATCATGTCCTTCCCCAGCCCCTGCCGCGACCGCACCATGATCGAGTGGTTTACCTTCCCGGCCGGCTGCTGCAGGCGGAAGGCGATGAAGTTCAGGAAGTGCTCGCGGTCCACCCGCTTGTCGAAAACGCGCTCGACGTGGTCGAGCCAGGGCCGGATCTCGCGCTCCAGCCTGGACACTGCGGCCTCGTCCAGCTGCCTGGCCTCCTCCGCCCAACGCTCGACAGGGCCGGGCCGCCAGCGGTTGAAGGCAGGCCGCATGACGCCACGCATGCGGACCATGGCGATGTCGCCCTGCCCCGGCTGCCAGGTTTCCCCGAGTACCGTGTCGCACGCCTGCGCCTGGAGCAGGCGCATGGCGGTGGAGCGCGAGCGAGGGGCGCTCGCAGGCGCGACCCGGCCGCAGAACCTGGGATGCACGTTCAGCGCCTCGGCGGTCAGCTTCTCCCCGGTGTCGCGCACGAACCAGACGCGCTCCTCGGGCCAGTAGACCAACTCGGCGGCCAGCCCCTGAAGGCGCTGCTGGCGTGCCTCCTCGGCACCCGCGGCAGCCTCCTCCGCCTCCAGCTCGGCAGCTGCTGCAGCCTCCTCGCGCGATGCGGGCCGCTCGCCGCCAGCCTGGTCGGGCTCGGGCGCGAACTCGGCCGCTGCCTCGTTGCCGCGCACCTCGGCCGCCACCTCATCCGCCAGCTCGGGCGCGAGCACGCCACACTCCGCCTGGCTCTCGACCCAGCCGACGAAGGGGCCAGGCCTGGGCACCACCTCCCCGAAGCTGCGCCAGCGTTCATCCGTCCAGGCGACAGGGTCGTCGCCCGGGTAGCCCATCACCCAGGCCTCGATCACCGCGGGCAGCTGCGGGCGTCCATCCTCGCCCACCCCACCGCGGCCCAGCACGCCGGCCAGCATGGTGAGCGTCTGCACGGCTTCGTCGTGCGATGCGCCCAGCACCTCGGTGCTGCACTCCATGGCGCCCAGCAGGCGCTCCAGCGTGGCATCGGACAGGAGCTGCGGCAGATCCCGCAGGGCGCGCCTGGCGCCGGCCTGGGGCCCGCTCGTCGCGGCCCCTGCCCCCGCCACCCGCACCGCATAGCCCTCATCCACCAGGGCGGCCTCCAGCCGCTCCCGGAAGGCATCCAGCTGCGCCTGTGTGGTGGTCGGGATCTCCTCCCAGGCGGGCGGCTCCTCCACCCCCCACATGCCCCAGCCGTAGCGCCCGCCCTTCGGGTGCGCGCCGGCCGCAACCCAGTGGCCGATGCCCTTCCACTCGATGGTCGACCGCTGGCCGTCCCTCTCGACCACCAGCCTGGTGAATCCCTGCAGCTGCTCCATGGGGTGCAGCGGTGCCAGCCAGCGGTCGCTGCGGGCCCGCGTCCGCAGGGGCATGTCCTGCCCCCATATCCAGCGCGCCAGGTGCAGCGCGATCTCCGCCACGCGCTCGTCGTCCGCGTCGCAGTCGAGGGCGGGCAGCTGCCCTGCCCAAATGCACACCTGGCCGGTCGGCCAGTCCTCCGCCTGCGCCAGGCTCACGGCCGGCACCGCGGCGCCCAGGCCCCTGCTGGGCCAGTCGCCGGTCATGCCCACCCAGCCGCGCCGCGTCAGCCGGCCGGGCACCTTGCCGATGTTCCCTTCGGGAACGGTGCTGTCGGGAGTGAGGGCGGCACCTACAGGGATGCCAGGGAGAAAGAGGTCATCAGGCCAGCCGGCCTGGCGGAAGGGAGCGAGGGCGGCCCTGAACATGAGCCGGTCGGAACCGCTTGCGCTATCCACGCAATCCTCCGTACAGTCGCGGCGTCCCGCTTTGACATCGTAGGTCACAACTCGGGGGCCCGGCCGTCACCGGGCCCCCATTTTTTCGCTGTGAGGGCAGACACCATGCTCCCTCGTTGGCGTCACGCGCAACGCCTTCCGTCATTTCCGTAATCCGCAGTCCAAGCGAAAGGTCAGAGAGGCTTACCGGTGATGGAGATGTAGAGGGGAACCACCCATGCACTGCCGGAGACGATGAGCACAATGCTGGTCCATTCGCCCTCCAGCACCAGCAGCAGCACGCCTCCCACGACGGTGGGGATCAGCACAGCGGCGCTGATGATGGCGACGATGATGCGCAGCAGCACCAGCATCGCTATGCCTCCTCTTCCTCGGCCTCTGCCGTCTCAGAAGCCCCGAAGCCCAGCTTCCCCAGCTCGCGCCCGATGGCAACGGCCAGGTGCTTGTCATCACTCGGCAGGACATGGGCATAGATCGAGAGGGTGATGGAGGGATCACCGTGGCCCAGCCTCTCCGCCACCGCGCGCGGGTTCGCGCCCGAACGCAGCAGGGCGCTGGCATGGGCGTGGCGCAGATCGTGGACGGTGAAGTCGTCCAGCCCTGCATCCTCCAGCAGCTTGCCCAGGGCAGCCGTCAGCCTGCGCGGCGTCCAACGCTCACCCATGACGTTGCGGAACACCGGAAAGGTATCGAGATCCAGTCCGCGCTTCTTCGCCTCGATGGCGTCCTGGGTGCGCCTGGCGCGCATCTCCGCGGCCATCTCGGGGAACAGGCTGATGGTCCGCTTGCCCGCCTCGGTCTTGGGCGGCACCACCCAGCAGGCGCGCCCGTCGTCCGCGATGGAGCGGTCGATCTTCACCACGGTGCAGGCCTCATTGAAGTCACCCCACACCAGGCCAACCATCTCGCCGCGCCGCGCCCCTGTGGAGAGCGCGAAGCGGATGATGCAGCCCAGGCGATGGCCACGCACCTTGGTCAGCAGGCGCTCGGTCTGCGGGTCCGACATGATCTTGCCGGCCGTCCGCGGAGGGCGAGGCAGCTTGATCTTCGTCGCCGGGTTCGTCTCGATCAGGTTGTTCTGCTGCGCCTCTGACAGCACCGCGAACAGGCGCGAGCGAATGGCACGCAGCGTGCGGGGCGAGTGCTTTCTCTTCTTCGCCAGGTCGACCAGCCCCTGAGTGATGATGTCCCGCGTGAGAGAGCGCAGCGGCAGGTGGCCCCAGGTCGGGATGACGTGGTGCTCCAGCAGGTGGCGATAGATGTGCTCGGTCTGGCCGCGAAAGTTGCCCAGGGCGATGCGCTGGTCGAGCCAGCGCCGTGCATAGGTGGAGAGCAGCAAGGTGCCATGCTGCGCAGCCACCCCCTGCAGGCCGGGCTGCCGCGTGGCCTTGGCATCCTCGATCTGGCCCAGCACCAGCTCGGCGCGCCGCACCTCGGCGTCGTCGGCGGTGCCCTTCACCGTCTCATAGCGGAACCGGCGCTCGCCCTTCTCGTCCTTCCACTCCACCCGGAGCCTCCAGACGCCAGGCCGCAGCTCCAGCTTGGTGACGCGCATGGCCATGCCAGCCTCCTGTCAGAACAGCGTGTCGATGATGGCTGCGCCCGGGATCGCGAGCGTCGCGATCTCCGCGAGCAGGTAGCCAGCCCCCGCAACGCAGGCGACGACCAGCAGCACGGCGGCCAGCTGGAGCAGGCGCGTTGCCAGCAGCGCGGCGCCCTCTGCGAGCACGACGCGAAGGCTGCGCATCGCGCGCCTGCGGATCGCCTGCGTCGCCTCCTCCGGCGTGAAGAGGAGCGAGATCACGACGTCACCCCCATCCGCTCCAGCCGCACCAGATCGCAGACGTCAGAGAAGTAGTGTGTGACCGGGTCATGCGTCTGCACCACGCGAGAGGGTACGTCGCCCATCTGCCAGGCGACGTGATCCCCATAGCGCGTCGCCTGGTGCGGCACGGCGAGGCGCACCTTGTTGCCGTACCACTTGCCATGCAGGAACAGATGCACCGCCCAGGAAGTCGGGCGCTGCAGCGGGGTGAACACCTCGCTGTCAAGCGCCAGGCGGCAGGCAGCGTCCTGCGGACAGTCACGGCAGCAGGCTTCGGCGTCGTGCTGCGGCGAGCGGAACAGGCCGAAGCACCGGGGGGCGTTCTTGGTCATTGATCCCATCCTCTCTTTCATCTCACGCATGTTGTTTCGTCGTTTTCGTAAGGCTCCGGGCACGCGAAAGCCCCATCGCGACGGCGCGGCGCGCATCCTGCAGCGTGTTCTTCGGCCCCCTTGGGCATCCAGGGGAGCAGGAGACGATCAACAGGCCCCCAACCGGATGCTCGAACTGCATGTGACCGGAGCCGGTATGGCGGCGGAAGGTCCAGCCCTCCGCTTGCAACTGCTCCAACAGCTCCCGCTGTTTGCCCCGGCCCCTCACTGCTCGCGCTCCAGCTGGGTGCGGTCGGACTCGGCATCCGCTGCCATCTCCTCCGCCAGCTGTGCCTTGTCGAGCAGGCGCTTCCGCTCGAACGGGTGCTCGGTCTTCTCGGCCTGGCGCCGCAGGTTCCTGGCCTCCTGCCTACAGCGTTCGGCCATGGTGGTCAGGCGGGCCCTCTCGGCCTGAAGCGCCTTCCGTGCGTGGTCCACCACCGTCTCCCCAGTGACCACATGATCATCGCAGCCTGCGATGCGGCGGAGGACGGTGGCCATGCGCCGGCTCAACACCTCCGCGTCAGCGCAGGGGAAAGCGTTCAGCAGGCTCGCCTCGTCGAGCAGGACACCTTTTAGCTTCGCATCCATCTCTGCCTCCTCGAACGCCGCTGTTGGCGCTCGCCATGCAGGGGCGCGACCCCCTGCGGGCGCGAGCGTCACGCGCGCTGGGCCAGCTCCCGCAGCACATCGGCGCCGCGGGTGTTGACCGCCAGCAGGACCAGCAGGATGTCCTGGCGGAGCATGTCGCCACCCTGCAGCTCCGCCAGCGCGGCGGCGCCCAGCAGGAAGTGCATGGCGTCGGCCTGCGTCTGCCCCGGCGACACGCTCGGGTGCTTGTCGGACATCTCGATGAACCGCTTGGCCAACTGGTTAGTGATGTCTTGGTCCAGGGGTCCGCGGGACATGGTCAGGGCGCCCTCTTCTTCGCATCGAAGATGCTGATCTCGATGAGGACCAAGAGAGCCATGCAGCCAACCAGCCACTCGACAAACGACAGGTGCTTGCCGAACGTCGCGCAGACCCCGAACAGGGCAACTATGCGGAGAAGATAGAGCATCACGACGCACCTCCATTTTTCGCGCAGCGCGCGGGGCCTTACAGCAGATCCGTAAGGCCCCAGGCACAATTAGGCCGTCACAGCCTGGCGGAGTACCACATCGAGGATGCGGGAGGCCTCGGCCTGCCGCTCCAGCAGCGTCGCCGCAGCATGGTCGGTGCCGGTGTTGCGGAACTCGCGGTGCGTCGCATCGAACGACAGCGCGTTGGCCAGCGCCCACACGTTGTCGCCGCGCTCCTCCCGCTCCCTGTTGAAGAGGGCGACGATCCGGTTGACCGCGCGCTCGGCTACGCCGGCAGCCTTCAGGGCGGCCTCCGCCTGCTCCGCATCCAGGCCGTGCTCGGCCATGACGCGCATGCGCCGGATGTCGTTCTGGTAGCTGTCCAGCCCCGTGCGTACCAGGGCGCCCCAGTCGAAGTGGCGGGTGCTGGAGGTGTGGCGTTTCCGCGCACCGCCGATGGAGGAGAACGACACCATGCCGTTCGTGCAGCGCAGGATCTCGGTGCCGGCCTGCAGGCCCACGCTGCCGCTGCCGTCATAGCTGTTCACGATGACGACTTTGAAGGCGACGATGTCGCCCACCTTGCGGTCGCGCGGCTTTACCTCGTCACGGGTCGGGAGGACATACTCGCGAGATACGAAAGCGCCCTGGTAGGCCATCCGATCTACGATCTTCGCATCGGCCAGCAGGTTCTCACCCAAGATGGACAGCAGGGCCTCCTCGGCCTGCTCCACCACCCGGCGCATGGGGACCACCTCATAGTCCATGCCCACGACGCCCAGGGCTACCGGCTCACCCCCCTGCCCGATCCGCACGGTCGCCTGAAAGCGGTCGATGCCGCGGATCGCCACCGGCCCGTTCTTGCCGATGACTGCCAGGTCGCGCTTGGCAACGGGAAAGAAGATGTCGGAGCCGACCGCCCGACCACTCGGCTGCGCGGCGCGGCTCTCGCGCGCCTGGCGCTCGATCTCATTGGCCTGGGAAGCGAGGGCGGTGGCAGGGGCCAGGCTGCGGCGGGAAACGTGCGTCACTTCGGTATCCTCCTGTCCGACCGGGGCAGAAGCGCACTGGTCTGAGCAGTTTTATACCGAAGCCTTACGTCTCACTCAAGCACTTTCGCCGTACCCGAAAACTTAGCGGGAGCCGCCCGTTCCGACCCCGCCCAGCAATGCAACCACTTCCGACGCTACACGTGCAGGTATGTCCAGATGCAGCAGCACCCGCATCTCGCCGGGCGTTGCACCCGGGTTCAACGTGATTGTGCCAACCTGGGGAGCGCCGCGGCCTACAGGCACTGACGGCGGAGGAAGCTGAACTTTTCCTTTGAGGCCTAAACGTGCAGCCAGCTCGTCGATGCTCATATCGAGCATCTGAGCCAAACGCAGCGCACGACCAAGCGACAGATCCTGCTGCTCTACACCTGCAAAGAATCTGCTAACGCTGGCCTCTGATACTTCCCATGCTCTTGCAAGATCGCGCTGAGAGTATCCGTTTGCTGCCAAAGCCTCCTTTATCCAGCTCTTATCCACGTTAATGTTCCTCATATCCTTAGTTTGGCCCCAATACGGTTCGGTGCGACGCATTTTGCGTCGTTAAACACTGACATGCCCATAAATCCGTAAGTTTGCAATCTAACCCGTAAGGCACAAGTTCTAAGGTTCCTGTTTTGTTCTGAGCAAAGGCGTGCAAAATGTTGAGGTCAGCGAAACCGGTTACAAATTGACACGAAACTCGCGTGCAGTGGCTGATTGGTACACCGTATAACGGTGGTGGGGTTTGCGTATAAGTCGAGTTGCGTTGGGGAGGACCACCTGCAATTATGCAAGCCCATGACGCATCTGAAAGCTACACCGGTAACCCGGCTCACCCACACCGTCCGCGAAACCGCGGACATGCTGGGTATCTCGACACGCACCGTGCATTCCCTCATCCACCAGGGCAGGCTCAACGCCGTGTCCCTGCCCGGGAAGTTTCTGGTGCGCGCGGACAGCCTCCAGCGCCTGCTCGACGGTGGCGCCGCTGCGCGCGACCCCCGCCCCGAAGATCCCGGCGCAGGCACCTATTAGTGTCTCGCCTCTGGAGGCATCAAGAGGGGGTCGTCATGGACCTCTTCGTGGGCAGCTTTGGCCTGTGGTGGGAGCCGGGCGTCGGCAAGACCGCACCCCTGGCTGTCGCCGGGAGGGAGGTGGGCGGCCGGCAACTGTGGCTGACGCTGAACCAGCAGCTCGCGCAGCAGACCGCTCTGCAGATCGCTAGGTTCCGCGGCGACCGCCCCAGGATGCAGGTGATCGGCAGTGGCCGGGACACGGTCGAACGCGGCGCGCAGGTGATCGTGGCCAGCTACGACCTCGCGCGCACCATGCCGATTTGGCGCCAGCTCTACGGGCTCGACTACAGCAGCATGGTGCTCGACGAGGCCCACCTGCTGGCCCACACGGATGCCCGCCGCACGCGTGCCGTCTATGGCGAGAGGGTCAACAGCAAGGGCGCGCTGTTCCGCCGCTGCGAGCGCGTCTGGCCCAGCACCGGCACGCCCGTGATGGGCAACCCGCGCAACCTGTTCCCGCATGTCTCGCGGCTCTGGCCTGACATCTCCGAGCCCAGCGCCGCAGCCTGGGATCTGAAATACTGCATCATCCAGCAGACGCCCCACGGGGATGCCGTGGTTGGCGGGAAGAACCTCGACGAGCTGGGGCGCAAGCTGAACCGCTACAGCACCCGCATGACGCTGGAGCAGGCATATCCTGACATGCCTGGCCTGGTGGCCGACGAGATCCCGGTGACCGTGTCGCCTGCCATGCTGGACGAGATCCGGCGCGAGGTGGATGCCGACCCGGAGACGATGCAGCAGCTGGAAATTGCCCTCGCGCAGATGGAGGGCGGAGACGCCGCTGCCGATTGCGCCCTGCAGGCCATGCTGCTGCCCACCGCTTCGCTGCGCAGGCTGCTGGCGCTGGCCAAGGCGCCCGGTGTCGCGCAGCTGGCGGAGGCAGAGCTGGAGGCAGGGCTGGACCGCATCGTGGTCGCCGGCCTGCATGTCGACGGTCTGCGCACGGTCGCGCGCCACCTCTCGGGCTATGGCGCTCGCCTGCTGATGGGCAGGCGCTGGACCAGCCAGGCGGAGAAGGAAGCTGCGCTCGCGGATTTCGTGGCGGGCCGCTGCCGCGCCCTGGTGATCAACATGGAGTCCGGTGGCACCGGGCTGGATGGCATGCAGGCGTGTCGCCGCATGCTGTTTCTGGAGGGTCACTGGAACCCCGACATCAACCGCCAGGCTATCGGGCGCGTCCGACGCGCCGGGCAGCGGCGGTCGGTCCATGCGTCGTTCGCGAGCGCGAGCGGCACCATCGACCAGCGCGTACAGCAGGTGAGCGCGCGAAAGGTGCGTATCAACACTGAGATCCTGCAGGAGGTGAGCTGATGTCGCCCATTGCCGTACACGTTGAAGCAGACACCCTCGACGAGTTGCGTGCGAAACTGAACGCGGCCCTGAGCCCCTACCTGACGGTGGGTGCCAACGCCCCCAACGTCGTCGCCGTGCCCGCCCTCTCCGACCTCGCCGCCCAGGCGCTGACCGCAGAGCAGAGCAAGAGCCTGGTGGAGGCGCCCGCCGCAACGCCCGAGACTGCGGCGCCCGCGGGCGATGCCACGCCGCGCCGCCGTCGCCGCAGGGGTGAGGCGGAGGCCGCAGAGCCGGCTCCGGCGCCGGTTGCGGAGGCTTATGTCACCGAGCCGGCGCCCGAGCAGGAGGGGCTGCCTCACGAAGTCCCTGCCGAGCCCGAGGCTACGATGGATGAGGTGATGGGGGCTGACGCCGCCACGCCGGAACTGACCGAGCAGGAGATGCGCCGCGTGCTGGCGCTCTATGGCACGCACCACTCCGCCAAGGTGGCCGGTGTGGTGAAGCTGCTGCAGGACTATGGCGGCGCCAAGCGCCTGATCGACTGCCCGCAGGACACCTGGCCGACGATCTACCAGAAGGCCCTGACCTTCCTGGGCGCGCTGAAGGTGGATGCGCAGGTGGCGGCCTGATGGCAGAACAGGCGCTGGCGCCGACCGGCCATAGCCGGTTCGGCTTTAGCGGGGCCGAGCGTTATCTCGCCTGCCCCGCATCGGTGACGGCGCAGGAGGGCCTGCCCGACATCGAAAGCAGCTATGCGCGGCGCGGCACCGAGCTGCACGAAGCTGCGGCGAAGGCGCTGTTCCGGCAGGAGGACGCTGCCGATGTCCTGCCGGAGGACGACGAGGAAGGGCGTGAGATCGTCCAGCTCTACCTCGATACCGTGCGTGAGGCGCATGCCCGCCTGATGGGGCCTGGCACCGTGCTGCTGATTGAGCGGCAGTTCCATCTGGCCGAGATCCACCCGGAGCTGTGGGGCACTGCTGACGCAGTGATCATCGCCCCTGCGCACCGCACGGTTTGGGTGGGCGATCTCAAGACCGGTGCCGGCAAAGCCGTGCGCCCGCGGCGCGAGGACGGGACAGTCAACGTGCAGCTGGGCGGCTATGGCCTTGGAGGCCTGCAGATGGTGCGGCCTGGCACCCCCATCGACAAGGTGGAGGTGTGCGTCATCCAGCCGCTGAACGGCGGGGTGATGACCACCACGGTCGACATCGCGGACATGGCGGATCTCGCCGCGAACCTGCAGGAGGGTGTCGAACTCGCCCTGCAGCCGGTCCCGAAGTTCGGCCCCGGTGACCACTGCCGCTGGTGCAAGGCGGCACCCACCTGCAAGGCATTAGAGGAGTTCGTGTTTACGCAGGCGCAGGCCGAGTTTTCTGATGGCCAGGCGCTTACATCAAATGCGGAATCTCTTACGGCATCCGACATCAGCGTGGCACTGAAGGCGGCGGATGTGATCGACGCCTGGATCACTGTCGTGAGGGAGACGGCTTTCGCGATGCTGCAGCGGGGTGAGCCCGTGCCCGGCCACAAGCTGGTCCAGAAGCAGGGCCGGCGGAAGTGGGTCAACGAGGAGAAGGCCGCGCAGGAGCTGATCGCTGTCGGCCTGCAGTCGGGCGACATCCACAGCATGGTCATGAAGTCACCTGCGCAGGTGGAGAAGGCGATGAAGAAGCGTGGTGTCGAGCTGTCGCTCGCCAACCTCGCACCCAAGACATCCTCCGGCTTCTCGATGGTGTCGGAGGACGATCCGCGGCCCGCTGTCCCGGCCGGGCCCGCCGCGGATTTCACCGTGCAGCCGGATGAGTTCTGAAGGGAACCCCATGAGCCAGACGAACAAGACGGATCAGGCTGACGCCCGCAGCATCAAGGTAGTGGGCCGCCTCTCCTTCCCGGTGTTCTTCAAGCCGGAGAAGGACGACCAGGGCAACGACCGCTATGGCGGCACGCTGCTGCTGCCGCCGAACTTCAACACCAAGATCCTGCTGCCGCCGCTGATTGCGGCTGCCGAGGATGGCTGGGGCAAGGATCGCGCGAAGTGGCCGAAGGGCCCGACCGTGCGCCTGCCGGAGACGGTGGTGCGCGACGCGAACGAGAAGTCGCATCTGGCCGGCTATGAGCCTGGCTGGCACTTCATCAGCTTCTCCGCGAAAAACCGCCCCGGTGTGGTGGACGCGATGATTGAGCGCGTGACCGATCCTGCCGAGGCCTACCCCGGCCGCTGGGCGAAGGTGTCGCTCCGGGCCTTCACCTACAAGAACAAGACGGTGGGTGTCGCCTTCGGGCTCAACAACGTCCAGCTGCTCCGCCACGACGAGAAGTTCGGCGGCGCGCCGCGGGCCGAGGACGAGTTCGAGCAGGCCGCGGAGGAGATGGAAGATACCCCCTTCTGAGCTGCGCTGCGGCGGGCGTATTGCGCCCGCCGCCTTCCATTTTTGTCGAAACATATTGACCCAGACGGAAGATGGCGAAGCGCAGGCTGCATCTCGACCTCGAAACCCGTAGCCAGCTCGATCTCCGCCGGGTCGGCGTCCACAAGTACGCCAAGCACCACACCACTGATGTGATCCTCGCCCGCTGGCGCATTGACCAGGGCCAAGTCCACACCTGGCGCAAAGGCGAGCCCCTTCCCGACGAGCTGCGTGAGGCGCTGGCCGACCCCGAGGTGATCGTGGTCGCGCACAACGCGGCGTTCGAGCGCATCATGCTCCGCGACCTCCTGGGGCCGCGCTACGGCTGGCCCGTGGTGCCGCTGGAGAGGTGGGACTGCACGATGGCGCGGGCGCGTGCCTGCAGCCTCCCTGGTGCCCTGGACAAGGCCACCGCGGCGCTGGGCCTGTCCACGCGTAAGGACATGGCCGGTCACCGGTTGATGCTCCAGATGTGCAAGCCGCGCCGCAACGTCACCGTCGACGACAACGTCGCAGCATCCGCCATCCTGAACCCCCTGCAGTTTACGCCCCTTGACGACGGGCGCTGGATCGAATGGTGGGCCGACGAGGCGCGCATCCAGCGCCTGGCCGACTACTGCGGCGGGGACGTCGAGGCCGAGTGCGCGCTGGACCGCATCCTGCCGCCCCTGCAGGAGCTGGAGCGCGAGGTGTGGATCTGCACCGAGCGCATGAACGACCGGGGCGTGCGCTTCGATCTCGCCTTCATCGCCCTCGCCCGCCAGGCCGCGGAGGATACGCGCGCGGCCCTCGACTATGAGCTGCGCGAGCTGACCGGCAGGGTTGTCCCCAAGGCCTCCAACGTCCCCGCCCTGAAGCGGTGGCTGCAAGCCCAGGGTGTGGATCTCCGCCGGCCGCCGGCCGAGGGTGAGGAAATCGAGGAGGAAGAGGACGAGGACGAGGAGGACAGAGACCCCGAGCTGCGGCGCAATGACATCCTGCGCCTGCTGAACGAGGACCACCCCGACGACGTCCTGCGGGCCCTCCGCATCCGGCTGGAGGCTGGCAAGGCCAGCACGAAGAAGCTGGACGCCATCACCGCACGCGTGGACGACGACGGCAGGGTGCGGGGCCTCCTCACCTATCACGGCGCCAACACCGGGCGTTACGCCGCGACCGGCGGCGTGCAGATCCAGAACTTCCCGCGCGATGTGGTGAAGGACTGGGAGGAGATGCTGGCCCTGCTGCAGCAGGGCTGCGCCTTCGTCGATGCCCTGGCCGGGCCGGTGCTCGACATCCTCTCTCGCATGCTGCGCGGCTCGATCATCCCCGCCAAGCGCCGCGAGATCGCCAACGCCGACTATGCCCAGGTGGAGGCCCGCGGCGTCGCCTGGCTGGCGGGGCAGCAGGATCTCGTCGACGCATTTCATAGCGGCGCGAAGATTTACGAGCGCATGGCTGCGCGCATCTTCGGCATCCCCGAACGCCTGATCGACAAGGATGGCCTGGAGCGGTTCATCGGGAAGCAGACCGTCCTGGGCTGCGGCTATCAGGTCGGCGCACTGAAGTTCGTCGCCACCTGCGCCAACTTCGGCAAGACCGTCAGCCTGGAGCTGGCGCAGCGCGCGGTCGCGCTCTACCGCGAGAGCTACCCCTGCATCCCCGCCTTGTGGCGCGACATGGAGCGCGCTGCCATCGAGGCGGTGCAGAACCCCGGCGTGTCCGTGGCTGCAGCTGGCGGCAAGATCGTGTTCCGGCGGGACGGCAACTGGCTGCGCATGAAGCTGCCGAGCGGCAGGTATCTTCGCTACTACAAGCCGCGCATCGGCATCGACGAGAAGTTCGGCACCAGCAAGCTGTTTTACTGGGGCGTCAACAGCCGCACCAAGAAGTGGATGGAGCAGTCGACCTATGGCGGTCGGCTGACCGAGAACGCCGTCCAGGCGATCTGTCGCGACCTCATGGTGCTGGGCCTACTGCGGCTGGAGCGCGCGGGCTACGAGCCGATCACCACCGTCCACGACGAGATCATCTGCGAGCCGGAGATCGGCCACGGCAGCCCTGACGAGATGTGTGCCCTCATGTGCGAGCTGCCGGCGTGGGCCGCCGATTTCCCGCTCGCTGCAGAGGGCAAGCGCGCGAGGAGGTACAGCAAGTGAGGCTGCTAGACCCCTTCGACCCCCGCATCATCCTGGCGCCGCGGGTCGAGCCCCTGCTGATCCCGCTAGACAACTTCGGGATCTACTGGGCCAAGGTTGGCGAGGAGGATGCGGACTGGCTGGGCCAGTGGATGTGGTGCGCTCACTTCGACCAGCGCGGCAAGCTGTACGCCGCCAGGGAGGAGTGCCGGGGCGGCCGGCGCCGCCGAATCTACATGCACCGGGAGATCATGGCCCGGGTTGGCCCCTCGCCCGATCCCAAACGCACCCTGGTTGATCACTGGGACGGCGACGGGGTGAACAACACCCGTCTGAATCTGCGCTGGGTCACCCCCAGCGAGAACACACGCAATGTAAAGGGTCTGGATCTCCTACAGGCCCGCCTCTGGAGGGATACAGCATGAGGCTCACTCCTTGGTGCTGTCCCGTGATCTCGTACAGCAGCAGGACAATGGTGGTTCATTCCCCTAACTCACATGCAACGCAACGAACTATAAAAACGGATGAACTATAAAAACGTACGCAAGTGCTATGATTGTACTAACAAAAATATGGAGGCCGATTTCAACAATAAGCATCTTCCAAAATTTTATTCCGGTCATAACTGATGCAATTTTCGTGTAAATGAAAAAAAATACCAACCAAGACCAACTGATGTACATCCTACTCCACGTGGGCATTTTATCCCAATACGCAATTCGAATATTGATATCCACAATAAATTCCCTCAATCCCGTTATCCCCCCATACCCTCCCTTAAATTCCTCAACCGTTAATTGAGCATATGCCAATGTCACAATACAAAAAGATATCGTCGAAATGAATGTGTTTATATAAATAGCACCCACCAATACTCTTCTAAAGCTAACGTCTCGTTTTATTATAATTGCTGGGATATAGGTCGTAAATGTAGCGATGGCAGCACCGCCAATAAGAGTTAAAAAAATAGATCCGTTTATAAACACACTAGTCAAAACATCTATGTCTTTGTAATCCTCTCTATAGAGAAAATATTTGACTATAATTTTCGATACATTATCAATACTTATAAGCAGCGCCGTCTGAAAAGTAGCAGATGATATACAGAAGGTTATTGAATTTCTGATGCTCAGGTTGTTGCTGTCCCTGAGTACCGCAAAGAAGGTTATCGGCCTGAGCATGAGGTGACGCCAGATTGGCAATAGATCGCCAATTACCTTTAGGACCGGTAGTTGATCTCGAACATACTTTGCGACGTAGCTCGGCTCCGGCATGGCGTCCGACCCGCAGTCTCTCCGCACGGTACAGACGACCAGTGGCTATCGCCAGGAGCATGATCCTCGATCCCCTGCAGGCCTGCCTCTGGAGGAATGCAGATTGAGCTGGCTCAACGTCGACGACATCGCCACCGCTGGCTGCCACCAGCTGCAGTGCCAAGCCATCCGCCAGGTGTTCCCCCAGCTCTCCCACGCTTTCTCCGCTGCCAGCAGCCTGCTTTCCGACCGGCAGCAGGCGACGGCAATGCTGGTCTGGTTCGGGATCATCGCCGGCCGGTTGGCCGGGGCGTCGGAGGAGGCCCTGGACACGGTGCAGGAGCTGGCCCTGGACCGGGCCGCGTCCCTACTGCCGGAGGGATGACCGAGTGCCGACCGCAGCGACTTTCACGGTGCGCAAGTTCAGGAGGGCCTCCGGGCCCGCTTCCCGTACCCGGGCGGGTATAGCCGGGTACATCCGGGTACTGAGAAGGCCCTAATTCTCTGAGCTACTTGTCTTTCATCTTGTCCTTGAGTTAACCATCACCCCTGCCGGGCGAGACAAAGGTGAAGAAGGCCGCAGGTCAGCTCGGCGGCACGACCCTGGACAGCATCGACAGATCGACCTCCAGCCCGCCGAGGCTGAGCAGCACCCCGCCGACGTCGCGGCTGACGCCGGTGACGAGGCCGACCACGCCGAAGGGGACCGGCGTGGTGCCGTCCGTCTCGCTCACGCGGTTGACGCTGACCGAATAGGCGCCATCCGGCAGCTGCGTCCCGCCGCT